CTTCAACTACATTAATATCGGGTGTTGCAGATGCTGCAAATGCAATAACAATTGCTAGTGGACAGATAGTTTTTGAAGGGGCTACAGCGAATGATTTCGAAACTACTTTAACTGTTACAGATCCAACTGCAGATCGAACTATAACTTTTCCTGATGCAGCTGGAACAGTTGCACTCACAAGTGATATTTCTTATCCAGTAACTCCCAGTAATTCTGTCACATTTACAAATAAAACAATAGCTCTTGGATCTAACACTGTTTCAGGAACAATAGCTCAGTTCAACACTGCTGTTACAGATGCAACTCTTGCCACTACAACGGGAACAGAAACTTTAACAAATAAAACTTTAAATCTTGCAAGCAATACTTTATCTGGAACTTTAGCTCAATTTAATACTGCTGTTTCAAATGCCACATTAGTTTCAACCACAGGCACTGAAACTTTAACAAATAAAAGTCTTACTGCCCCAGTTCTTACAGGATCTTCGACTTCTGCAGGAAGCATAATTTTTAAAGAAGACACTGATAATGGAACAAATTCTGCTACATTAAAAGGTCCTGCTTCAACAGCTGATGTTACTATTACTCTTCCAGCAGAAACAGGAACTGTTCTTACAACTGCATCTTCAATTGCTAACAGTAATTTAGCTAATAGCTCATTAACCATTGGTAGCACTGGAATTGCTCTTGGTGGAAGTGCCACAACATTTACTGGACTAGCATCTATAACTTCTACAGCTGTAGTCACAAATGACAGTGGATTCAGAATTAGAAATAACTCAGATAATACAAAAATTGGTGCTTTTAGTTCTGCCTCTATTACAGCTGGTCAGACTAGAACATTAACATTTCCTGATGCAGATGGAACTATAGCAACTCAGGCTTATGTAAATACTCAAATTACTGCTGAAGATTTAGATATTGAAGCTGACTCAGGAACGATTGCAATTGATTTAAATTCAGAGGTTTTAGATATAGAGGGAGGCACGAACATCACAACTGCTGCAACAGGTAACAAAGTTACAATTAATATGTCAGGATCCTTTGCTACGGAGGATTTTGCTACGGCTATAGCAGTGGCTTTAGGATAGTATTATGGCAACCCAAGTTCAATTTAGAAGAGGAACAACAGCAGAACATTCAGGCTTTAAAGGTGCTGACGGTGAAGTTACAGTAGATACCTCGTTAAAAACTGTTGTAATACATGACGCAATAACTAATGGAGGCTTTCCATTATTAAGACAAGATGGATCTAATTCTTTATTTTCGAAGTCTGGTGATCTGAATAATTGTGCTTTAAAATTTAGCGGAGACACCAATACAGGCTTGATAAGTCCTGTCAATGATGAAATATCAATAGTAACTGGAGGAGTTGCACGTCTTACAATAGATTCTAATGGGGCAGTAACAATTCCAGGTAATGTAACTATAACGGGAACATTATCTGCAACTACTACCAATTTTTCTGATCAAATTGCATTAATTCTTGCACTAGGATAATATGGCAAATACCTTCAAAAGCGACACTAAATTAAACGTAGTAACGGATGCCGTTACTAGTTCTAATGCAACTGTTGTTACCGCTGGTGGTAGTTCAACACTAGTTTTATTAAGCATCTTGCTTTCGAATACCTCAGCAGCTAGTCAGGATGTTGATGTTGCTTTAATAAAAAATAGTGGGGATAATACTCACCTTATAAAAAATGCACCTGTTCCTGCAGGTAGTTCTTTAGAAATAATAGCTGGATCAAAAATAATAATGCAAGCAAATGACATTCTTAGAATACGAGCTGGTGTCGCAAGTAAAATAGATGCAACTGTAAGTTATCTAGATCAGACTTAAGGGGGTATAAAACATGGCTCTAACAACAGTAAGTTCAGAAAGACTCGCTACAAACGTAAAGACCTCTAACTTAGGAACAGAACTTAAAAAGAAAGTAGGACAATCTAAAAATTTAATAGTCAACGGAGCATTTCAAATAGCCCAACGTGGTACAAGCGGTAGCACTGCTAGTGGCTATCCTAGTCTTGACAGATTTTACACTTTTAGTAGTGGGCTTGATGAAAACCCAACAATGTCACAAGGTTCTTTAACAAGTTCAGACACACCTTTCAGTTCTGGTTTTAGAAAATATTTAAGATTTCAAAATGGTAATCAGACAAGTGGTGCTGGTGCTTCAGATCAGACATGGTTTAGACAAGGTATCGAAGCTCAAAATGTCGCTCAAAGTGGTTGGAATTATACTTCATCTTCAAGTTTTATAACTTTATCATTTTGGATTAGAGCTAGTGTTGCACAAACTTATTATGGTTTTCTAAAAGCACCTGATGGAAGTAATTATTTATATCCCTTTTCAATGGCTTTATCTGCTAATACTTGGACAAAAGTAACAAAATCAATTCCTGGTAATTCTAATCTCGCATTTGATAATGATACTGGACTTGGATTAGAAGTTGGAATTTATGCTTATTTAGGTACAAGTTTAACTGATAATTCAGTTTCTCTTAATGCTTGGGCTGCTTATAGTTCTGGAACAACAAGAACTCCAGATCACACAACAACGTGGTACACAACAAATGATTCAACCATTGATATTACAGGAGTTCAATTAGAAGTAGGCAGCGTGGCAACAGATTTTGAACATAATTCTTACCAAGATGAACTTTATCATTGCTACAGATATTATGTAGAAAGAGGTTTTGAAAGTCTTTTGGGTAGTAAATCTGGGGCTGTTGGATATCCAAGAGTAAATTATCCTGTTGTAATGAGGGCTGTTGCAAGTACAGTTATTACGTATGATGGTACTAATGGAGCGATGAGAAATCAGAATGATGGAAGTAAAACAACAGGATTTTCAACATATAATCATTATGATTATGGATTTGCTTCTAGAGGAAGTAATGGTTCTGCCGATATAATTTATTCATCAACTTATTATGCAGATGCGGAGCTTTAACTAATGACAATAACTTATAAAAAAAATAATGACGAAAATGGAAATTTATGTTCTATTTTAATGAAAGAGGATGGTCAAGTCACTTGGAGTATACCTTTGGAAGTTGGAAATAGACATTATGATGCTTACCTTGAGTGGGTAGCAGAGGGGAATACAGTTGAAGATGCTGATGGATTAACTTGGGATGATATTAGATCTACAAGAGATAGAATATTAAGAGATACAGATTGGACAATGACAACTGGTGCAACTGTAGATCAGGCTCAGTGGGCTGCATATAGACAAGTAATAAGAGATATTCCTCAAACTTATAAAGATAAAACTCCTGATGATGTTGTTTGGCCTACACAACCATCAACTGCTGGTCCAAATTCCTAAAAATTAGTCTCTGTAAAATAGAAGAAGCAAATAAAAGATTTCAGTAAGCATGCCGTATATAGGTAATAATCTCAGATCGAATAATGCTT